ATAACATTACTTCTTCTTCAAAAGCTCTGTCAGAAGACTCAGTAGTATAAATCTCTTTATGCTCCTGGTCGTATCTTTTATACTCAAGGCCGAACAAGGCGTTTAAACCTGGCTCAAGCTCTTTTACGAGTTGTTGTCGTGATATTGCCATAATTTATTCTCCTTATTACGCTCCTACGGCGCCTGCACCGTGTCCAAATATATGTTGATTTATTAAAACTCTCCAATTTACATTGGCAGCAGTTAAATCATTATTTTTCGGATCACGTGAAACACCGATAATTAACATTTGAGCAGCAGCGTCACCAGCAGCACCAATTGTGCTGTCATCTAGTTCAGTGTTGCTCACCCCGTTTAAAGTACTTCCGCTGAATGCTGTGAAATCAGCGTTAGAAAATATATCAGCTTGAGCTGACGCACCTGCATTGTCTGATTGAATTTCAAACATTTGATTAGGGTTGTCATAGACAAAAGCTTCAATGTCTTCACTACTAGGAGGTGTAATTCCTCCAGGGTAGTAGTTTTTAAACGTAGGTTTTAGGGTAGTTGGGTCGTTGTAGAAACATCCCCAGAATGCTCCCATGTTCGGTACAGCACCGGCAGTAGCGATATCTACATATCCTGCTGCTGCGATAACTGGTGAACCTTGAAATATAACACTAGCATCACCAGCGTCTATTTTGTGAGAACTCATTCCAGTGGAATCATCTGCTTGACCAACTGACTTTAACGGTCTTAGACCGAAAGCGGCATCTTGATTAGCCATATTTGTTTCCTCCGTGTGTGACCTGTCCTTGCGGACCTCCAGTCACGATTAATTTAATTCTCGTTGATAGTAATTGTTAAAAAACTTTTACTTACCACCGAAAGATTTGCTAGAGCGGCTATCATAACTGATAGGCATGCTCGGGTGCTGATCCTTCAGTAAATCGTTTTTGACAGCATCGTCTCGTTCTTTAGCTTTTTCACTATAGTACTTTTGACGTGCTTCGGCGATCTCATTCGGTATCCTTGCCAGCAAAAGGCCTCCAACTCCGATCACTCCCTTATGTTTGCCGTCTTCTACGACTGGGTATCCTGAATTTTTATACTCTGAAGCCATTACTAATTCGTATCCTGATCTTAATTTACCAGCGATGTTCTTAGTATCGTCAAAGCCCAAACTTTCAGCTCTTACCCATCTGTGTCGAAATCCATCCGGCGCAGGTGGTGCATCTAAAGATGAGGGTGGAGTCCATTCCACGGGACGCTTAGTAGCTTCCCTTGTTTCGGACGCGCGTGAGTCTTTTTTTACTTCCTCTGTAACTTTTGTTTCAGTTTTAGATTTAGTCATATGCATTACTCCTCTACGTTTAATTGTTTAGCATATTCTTCAAGTGGCACATTCAATTTTTTAGCAATTGCTACCTGTGATGATGTGAGTTTCACAGTCTTGCGACCAGTACCTCTTTTAACGTTTCGCGTAGCAGAAGCTACAGTTTGTGTAGGTCTCGTCGATTGTTCTGTAGTATTACCAAATTTATGGGGAAATTCAAGCTTTATTCTTTTATCTAATTCCCCATAATATTCGTCAGATTGTGGGTCATAACCTTCCTCTTCCACCAATCTTTTGTGCATATCAAACGCTGTATAAGTCATAGCGCTATCCTTACCAAACCAGGCATTTTTAGATGCCCATTCCGTTGCTTTCGCGTCTGGAACTGGTTGTTGAGGGGTCCCTTGTTGAATATTGGGTTGTTGTTTAATAAATTCACTCTTCTCTTTAGATTTAGCTTCTTGATTAAGTTTCATTTCAGCTAATCTTGCTTCTTCATAACCTAGTTTAGCGATGTCTCTTTGAGCATCCACTTCTTCAGTTATGTTACCTGCTTCTCTGGCTGTAGTTAATTTAGCCTTTGCAGCATCAAGACTTGAAGTAAGTCTTTTTTCCATTTCAGATACATAACCTGTATCTAATTTGGTTAATCGGCTTTCTAAAGATTTTTTATCTCTTAAAACTGATTGTGCATATTTTGTTGCCTCATCCCTTTGACGTTCAGATTCACGCATACGCTTAGTAAGTTTAGCGATTCGTTTTTTAACTCCTTCACTATACTCATCTAATTCTGTTTCTTGTTTTGGTTTTTCTTCTGTAGTTGTTTCTTGTTTTGGTTGTTCTTGAATAAGCTCTTTGGGAGCTTCTTCTTTTTTAGGTTCGTCTTTTACTTCGACTTCACCTTCTGGTTTTTCCGCAGGAACATCAACAATTTGTGCTCCTTCTTTAACGGGTTCTTCTGGTAAAGTAACTTCTGCTCCCGGACCGTCGGTTGGGATGTCTATTACTTTATCTTCTTTTTCTACGTTTGGCATAGTTCCTCCTATGATTAATATTCATGCAAGATATCCTCTGGATTCTTGATTGTTGCTAAAACTTCATCGTCGTTTAGCAGACGAACTTCGCCACCTTCTATTTTTATTCTAGAGCCTGCATAACGTGCAAACATTATCCAGTCTCCTACTTTACACCATGGACCATTAGGAAATCGTTCTTTATCCTGATAGGCATGGGGTCCTACTGCTAGAACATTACCACATTGAGAAGCAACTTGTTGTTTCTCTAATGTATCTTGTCCCATAATAATTCCACCTTTTGTTTTTTCTTTCATTTTAAAAGGTAAAATTAAAAGTCTCCAACCTGTGGGTTGGGGCAATTTTGTTGATTCGTTTGTAACTTTTTTGGTTTTCTTTACACCAATTAGATCATTTTTTGGTGTTAATATCGATGACTGTTCCTGACTCATTTTCTTCTGGCTCCTTATTTGTTAGCAGGGTAGAGATTTCCTGTAAAATTGTTTCGTATGCACGAAGTTGTCCTACCATATACTGATATTTTTCGTGATTGTCAACCTGTCCATTTAGAACATAGGTTTGCACAGCTTTCTGTGTTTCTTCAATTTGTTTTTTTAGTTTATAAACTAATTGTATTCCGTCCATTATTTCTTAGTAAAAGCTCTACCTAATCCTCGAAGAGCTATGCCACCACCTCTATAACTTGTAACTGGAACTCCCCCACTAGGATAACCAAACTTATTGTTTCCTAATACTGGCTTATAACCAGATACTTTCATTAAGCCACCACCTGCAGCTGTTTTTCTTTCCTTAGCCATTTTTTTAAATGTTTTTGCTAAATTATATCTTTTAGATCCGGGAGGACAAGATTTGCTACCAAATTTTTTCCCTGTGCAAGGTTTATCCTTACGCATGTTTTTAGTTGCTTTTTGTATCCATCTATCGTCTGACATTATTTTTTGCCTCCTCTAAATATTTGTGTTCCCTTAATTCCAAAAATGCTCGCCACGACAAGGATCCATAAATTCGTGAACCAGCTTGGCAACGACTGGAAATAGTCAAAGAAAAGCCTTACCTTTTCCATAGCTGCCGGATCGTCCGACATCACTGCCCACATTAACACAATTATGGGCGCCGAAATAATCACGAGGACGAATTCGTCCTTGTAGTCTGATTGACGGGCTTCTAAAAGTTTGCCCTGGTAAGCTTCCTCACCACGAGCTTGACGCTCTGCGTGTAAAAGTTGTGCATCAGACATAGCAACTTTTGCCTTTTGTCTGTTAGCGTAAATTTTACCGCCAGCTTGTAATGCGATTTTAGCTAAGCTGAACCAAGCCATAGATTAGTACCAAGTAGCTTTAACTGGCTTCTTGTCTTTTCTTAAAGCTTTTGTTCCTCTTACAGTAACTGTTTGTGACTCTGTTGGATCAGTTGCTTCAATTGTTTTTGCGTTTGCGTAACCATCTTTACTAGACCAAGGGTCTTTAGTAATTTTTGGTTCTGCAACAAAACCAGATCCTTTTTGCCAATCTTTAGACATTAAACAAGTCCTCCGCCTCTAAAAGCTCTTCCTAAACCTCTTTTAGCGATTCCACCACCTTTTCTATTTAATTCTCTAACGACTCTTTTTTTCTCGTCTCTAAGGTTTCTTTTACCTCTTTTAGTGTATGCTTTTTCAGCATCCACACGACCTAGTTCTTCAAGTCGATTCATTCTTCTTGTATTTGCCATAATTATTTTCTCCGATTGTTTTTATCCATAGTGCCGACAGCAGCGTATGCTCTACGTCCCATAGCTTTTTCCATGCCTTTAGTTTCCACCTTTGTCGTATGGAAATCTAGACTTATAAGGTCTTGTACCAAAATCATTTCTCATAGTTTTCTCCTATTACTAGTTTTTTACTCTAAATAAGTTTGCAAGTCCACCTCTATTTGCGAACATAGTATTTTGTTGCCATTCTCTCTCATCAGCCCATTTTTCTTGTAAACTAGCTGATAAAGCTTGTTTTGCTTTAAGGTCTCTATAACTTTGTAGCCAATTTCCTGCCATTGCATATGAATCTTCTATTTCTTCTGTAACTGGTCTAACCACTGGAGCTTCTGGTCCATCATCACCTGTATCTTCATCTTTATCTCGTTTTTTATTTTCAAGATGCATCCACATTTCATCATAAATCGTTGGATTAGTTCCAGGAGGTCCACCTACTAAACCTGCCTCTTCCATTTCTTTCATTAAATCTTTTAGTTGTTTAGTATTATATATGTCTTTAATGACAGCCCATCCCATACCTACTGGAGTTGTTGGAATTGATGAAATTTCACTCCATAAACTTGGGTCTTTAGCATAGTTTGTTGATTTAGGATATTTGTCTCTCATAAATAGAATTGCTCTATTTACTATGTCTTGTTTTTGGTCCAAAACATCATCTCTATCGGAAGTATCATCCCAATCCCAAATGTCTCCACCGCTTATGTTTGTAACATTTGTTTTAAACATATCCCTCATCATTTGTGCGTTGTCATCTTCTTGATCACCGCCTCCAGTATTATCCCATCCAGAATCAGAAGTTACAGCACCTGTATCAGAAGCTACTGCTGGATCGTAGCCACCAGAATCTATTCCAGCAAATTCATTTGCATGAGATTCTTCTGCTGCTCTATCTTCATGAGGGTTTCCTCCACCATAAGCACCGGTAAAATATCTTCGTCTAGGTGTTCCACCATTTTTAGCTTTGAACAAAGTTGAAACTCCAATTTCGCTTTCATCAACTAATGAAATGTCATTACCTTCTTCTGTGGTAATCTCTTCACTTCCATCAATATCTAAAATTCCACCATTGGAATATTCTTTTTCCCAACGCTTTGCAATTTCAGGATGGTTAGCGTGTAAATATCTTCTCTGCTTTTCAGATTGGAAAGGCATTAACTTTTTGGACCTTTAAGTTTTCTTACATCAAATCTTTTCGTTGCATCAGATTTTGCTTTTGCACGATTTGACATTTTTTGTTTTTCAATTGAAGTCGCTGCTCTTAATAGTGCAAGTTCTTCGTTTTGATCTAACTTATCTTCAGTTATTTCTCTGTTCTGCATCATCTTAGCTTTATCTAAATTAATACGAGCTTCATCTTCTTTTTCTTTTCTCATATTGTCCTGAGCTTTAAGATCAAGCTCTCTAGCTCGAAGTTTTGCAATTGGATCATTACCAAAGTCTCCGCTAACTTTTTTCTCTTCTTGTAAGAAGTCTTCCATCATTTCAGCAATTAAAACTGCTTTTCTAGCTTCTATTTCTAACTGAATTCTCGTAAACTCATTTTGAATTTCAGGATTCTCAGCAGTTTGTGGATTTTGCATTAATTGATTTAATTCTTGAAGTTTAACTAATTTATCTCTCATTTCCATTTGAACTTGTTCATCAGCCATTAGTGCAATGTGTTCAAAAATATTTTTCTCTAATGATGAAGTTATCATCGGGTTATTCTTAGCCATTGCTGTTGCCATAAATGCTATGTGCGCTGCAATGTGTGCTTGATGATCTTGTCCAGTAAATGCTTGGAAAGGTTTACCTGCCATTGCATCTATATGTTCCATCGCTGGATTCTTTGCTTGTGGCGGTGGAGGGGGTGGTAATACCTGATCAATATTCTTAACTCCTAACGCTTCGTACATATCTCTATATGCTTCATACAGATTATGCATCTTTGGATTAGTTTGAGCTAATTGTAATTCTGTTTGTGCTATTGCTACTCTTTGAGTTGCTGAAAATATATTTGGATCAGCAACAGG